TTAGAAGCGAGTTCGTCGTATGTAGTTCTTAAGTTGTCTTTGAAGGATTCTAACTTCTCGTGTTCAGAATTTCGGTTTGCAAGGTTCTCGGTAATAGTTTGAATTTCAGATTCAAGATCTCTGATTTGTCTTTGACATCCAGTGATCTTAGTATTGTTTTGAGAAATACCATGAGTGAGTTTCGTAATCTCCTTCGATAGAGCAGTGAATTGACGCTCTCGCTCCTCTTCCCCTTTAATTGCCTCCTCTAGTTCTTGATAACCAGATTGCAAGTCCTTTGCTTTATTTTGAGCGTCTGTAATTTTATTTATTCTGAAGTCTTCTTCAATCGGTTGTGTGCAAGTGGGGCATACCGTATTTTCTGTAAAGAACTTGTGTTCTGAAGTAACTGTAGATACTCTCTGAGATATCTTACCTTTAAGATTTCCTAATTTACGAAGTTTGTCTGCAGCACCGGTGACGATTTCTTGCTCTTTCGTGTATTTAAAAATGTCCTCTTCAGTATGAGCATTTTCGGTCATATAAATGCCAACTTCTGCGTCTAACTTGGCAATCTTTTCTTGATTGGCATTAATATTGGCATTACCACGATTCTCAAGTTCCTCAATAAAGTCTTTCTGCATTTTGACTTTATCCAGGAGTGTTTCTTTTTTATATTCCAAGACTTTAATTTCTTCTTTTGATTGACGAATTTTTTCTTTAATCAAAACATTCATAGAAGAAAAGATTTTAATATCAAGCAAGTCTTCAATTACTTCACGACGATGAGCTGCAGGAAGTTGCATAAAAGGAACAAAAGTACTACTACCCAAAATTACAATCTGAGTAAAAGACTTATAGTTCATTTTAAGAACGTTTTGCTCCAGCCATTTTTGTTGATCCAATGCTGCAGCAGATTGATCTAGAGATGCACCATTTCTCCAGATTTCAAAAATAGCAGGTTTAATTCCTCTTGTAACTTTCCATTCAACATTACCTATCGAAAACTCAACTTCAACCTTACAATCCTTTTCATTTACAGAGTTGACAAGTTGAGGTTTATTAATTCTACGAAATGGTTTACCGAACAAAGAAAATGTAAGAGCATCCAGCACCGTACTCTTTCCAGCACCATTTGTACCAATGATTAAATTGGTGGAATTTTGAGTGAAATCAATTTCAGTAAAATGTTGTCCAGTAGAAAGAAAATTTTTCCACCGTATTGTTTTAAATAAAATCATAATCAGTTTCAGGAGGAATTACAATGTCATTTGCAGTAATTACTGTATATTTGTAATCGTAAAGTTCACATGTTTTTATCATAACTTCATCTTCAATTTCAATCACGTGCATTTCGGGATATCCATTGTCCTCTAACATCATAGCATATCTTATGGCATCATCCTCCTCTTGAAAAAGGTAAATAATTTGCTCTCCATCATCATCAGTTACTGAATATGCACCTTCTTTTTCTTTACCTTCAATTGTTAGAATAAACATTAGACTAACTCACAAGCTTCTTGATAAATTTCTTGAATCATTTTTTGAACGATTGATTTGTCAAGATTAATTTCTGCTTCTTCAATATACCTATTCAAAATTGATAAAGTATCTTCAGATTCAAATGCCTCAAAATCTTCAAGTTCTTGAACGGCAAAATTTTCAATAATTTTGAATTCTGCAATATTAGAGGTATATAATTTATCAATAAATTTTTCAAACTTTTTGATATCAGTTTTTTTACGAACAATAACTCTTACAATTTTATTCTCATATTCTTCTGTATTAAAGGTTTGATAGTTTGTATCTTCGTAGTAAATATTATAAAACAAACGATAAGGATTATTGATTGCAGTTTTTTCTAAAGTTTCTGTATCGAAAATATGAAATCCTCTTTCATCATTTACATCATTCCAGAACATTTCATATGGATTTCCTAGATAAAAAACTGTTCCATTATCAGAACGAGTATGATAATGCCCTGAGAAAACAAGTTTGAATTTATCAAAAACTTTACTTTCCAACCCGTGTTCCATTACAAGTTGTTTATTGACTCTAAATCCTTGAAGTTCAAGGTGACCCATTACACATTTAGACGATGACTTTTGAATCATCTTGAGAGTATTCTCTTCATTTTCTTGGTTAATCCAAGGTATAAAAAGAACATTCAATTTATCAAGTTTAACTTCTATTGGTTCAGAATATACAGTTACGTTATCATACTCACGAAGCAATAAATCCACAGCATTTACTTCGTTAGTATTTTTGTAGTAACTGTCATGATTACCAACAATTAAATGCAATACAATGCCTCTTTCTTTGATCGGATCAAAAATATTATTCTTAGCCCAAGAGAGGGCAGAAAAATCAATTCCTTTCCTACTATCAAAAGCATCACCCATATGAATAATGGTTTTAATTCCTTCGTTATCTATTGTAGGAAAAAAAACATTATCATAGAATTTTTTAAAATAATCGTGAAACAACTTTGAGTTTTTTCTGGCACCGTAATGAGTGTCAGTAATAATTGCTACTTTCATTCAATACCGCAGTTTAGCGTGAATATTATCCTTGATGCTATTGTAGTCGCTGTAGTTGGATCCGTCAAGGCTGATGTCGTCAAATACTTCAGAAAATCCAGATCTTTCAAGAATTTTGTTCTTGATTTCCAACTGACGCTTCTCTCTTTGAATACGACGAAGAAATGCATAGTGAATGATTTGAGTGAAGTATGCAAAAGGATTTTGAGACTTCTCTGGATTGAAGTTATGAATATACTGAACACAATTTTCAATACCATCAGAAATCATATCCTCCTTAAACATGTAGTTTACGAAGTTTGGTTTGAAGGATAAATGATTAGCAATCTTCATAAAACACTCTCCAATGTATCGAGGAATAGGAGGTTTTGGTTTTCCTTGGATCTCTGCAATTTCTTTATCTTCACGGTATTTAATCAGTGCCGCAAGAAACTCTTTATTATTAACGTAATGCTCTGACCTCTTTCTTTTGGTCATAATTGCTGTGGTTATCATAAATTCTTATCATTATTATGTAGATATTATAACACTTTCATATGTGCTTGACAAGTTACTTAAAAGTGTGTACAATAACCTTTGTTGGGGTTAAAAGGATTGTATTAAATACTCTTAAAAATCTTTTCTAATATTTCTTTAGCATCTTGTACATTTGTTAAATACCCCATTCTACGATTAATTTTTGAATGATTTCCTTCTTTTTTCGATTGACGAAGGTAGTTCTGATACATTATTATCATTTCAATATCAGAAGATTCTGTCATTGTAATTACATCTTCTAATTTTATAATAAACAAATCTTCTGTTGTCGTTTTTAACCATGGTTCAAACTTATACCCAATAACTCCAAGTTTATTACTTTTAATTTCCGATATAATTACTGGATTTGAAACAATTAACATGGTCCTATCTTCTTCTTCAGAAGCTGCTACTTTTGCAAAAACTTCTTCTCCGGTTTTTAATTTGAGTGTGCAATAAAAATCTTCTTCTATCATTGCTTTAGTTGAATTGTAATTATTTCATAATTGAAATTTTCTTCATTATAAATTTTAATTCTTTCAATTAAATGATTTAAAGTATAATTTTTTCTGGACTTATGTGAACAATCATCAGCAATATCATAGAGTGTTGCTTTTACTTTGTCTTTTCCTTTTCTAAGAACTCGTCCAATGCTTTGAAGATTGCGGATTCTTGATTTACTTGGAGAGGCAAAGATAACATTATGGAGATTTTTAATGTTGATACCAGTAGAAAAAGTTCCATAAGAAGCAACAATAATTGCATTATTTTCTCTTTCAATAATCTCTCTGACTAATTCTCTTTCTTCAGCATTCACTCCACCATGTACAAAAAATACTTTACGATCATCTCGCTTATTGTTATTTATCTTTTCATAGAGTATTGCTCCGTGTGCTTCTACTCTCGAAAAAAGAATTAATGTATTTCCCTTTAAATCTAAAGCAAGATTTTGAATAAATTTGTTTCTTTTTTCGTGAGATATTAAATATTGAATTTCATCCTCATAAGTTTCAAATTTTTGTGGTGGATGTTTAAGTACAAGACAACGAATATCAAGTTGTGATAAATGTCCCTGTCTCATCAACTCATCTGTTTTTGTAACTTTATATGATGGACCAAATAATCCCTCAAGAACCCATTTATGAGTTTGTGTTCCATCTAAAGTTCCAGTAAAACCAAAACGATATTTTGCATGATGAAGTTTAGTCATAATTTGTATCAATGATTTACTCTTGAATAAATGAGCTTCATCACCTATAATGACACCATACTCCTCAAAGAATGAACGTTCCAGTTTATATACAGATTGCCAAGTTGTAATTGTAACTGAATATTCATTTGTTCTTTCTCTTCCCGAATAAATTCGGTGACAATATGTCTCAGCATCCCAACCATAATCCTGAAAATCCTTATACATTTGCTCTACCAAGCTTGTCGTTGGAACAACTAAAAGTATTTTTTCGTTCCTATCAACATAGTATCTCACTAACGAATAAATCATCAGAGATTTGCCTGATGCAGTGGGACTTATCAATAGCTTTCGATTATGTCTTAATGCATCGTATACTCCCTCTACTTGATACGAACGAGGAGTATGAGTGCAAATAGATTGCATATAGTCTTTAATACCTTCTAAAGAAATCGTCTCATTGACTTCAAAAGGTTGTCCATAAAATTTATTTTCTTCAAATTTGTAAGAGTATCCATACTGCTCACAGAAGGATACAATCTTATCTAAAAGTCCAACATAAATTTGTTTAGACCTCATATCATACAAGTGAATTTCGCCATTCCAATACTTGCCACGATATTGAGGCATAAACTTTGCCCCAGGAACCTCAAACTTGAAATGATCTCTCAATTCATATTCGATATGAGGTTCTGTATTGATTTTTAAAAATACTTCGTTTGATTTTGATATTACAATATCGGTTGTATTCACGATGTTTTAATCATCTATGAATATTTATTTACCCCAGTCCAGCGTTAAATCTCATAAACTCAATCGCATTCTTAATTTGATAAGTTCGGTTTTGAATCATTTTCAGAATACTTTCAATATAAACGAGCATTGTATCGTAGTAATCAAT